CTTAGCAATCTTTCTCTTTAGTATTAGGAACTCCACGGTTATCTTATCCAATGGTATGCCATATGCCTCTGAATACTTTTGTTTATACAGAACTAACTGTGATGTCTTGTAGAAATTCTTCTTGTGAAAGTCTGTCCAACTACGGGTGGATGTCTTTAGATCAATTATCTTGATAGCACCACTAATCTTATTCCTAATCACCACATCGAGATAACTTCTGAACTCCACACCTTCTTGTAACTTCATAAAGATAGGTAGCTCAATACCAACCAACTCGTAGTTCTTCTTCATAAAATACTTACCACGATGCTTCTTAAAGTGATCTATGATAGCCACACCATCCTCGTAGAACTCCGTGAGGTCTTTCTGATTACATACATCAACATTATGCTTCTCTCGTATCTGTGTGAACTCCTTGACCATCTCGGTCTTCAACATATCCTCTAAGTTCAGAGCCTCGGCAGCCACGATGGAAGTACCGTACATCTCTGTTAGATAAGCCTGTATCGTGGTGTGCATAGCAGAACCGAATATCGTGTGTATGCTACCACTTGACTTACTGAGCTTATCTATGTATCTTAATTTCCACTTTAGATTACACTCGTTGTAAGCGCTGAACTGTGAATGTGATAATGACTTCAATCCATCCACCTACCGTGTTTCAATAGATGCCATGTCCTATGTGTGATTATTTCACATATCAAAAAGAATAAATTATCTGATTCATATTGACCAGCATCAGTAATTAATACATATTTAGATTCTGTCATTACTTACCCCATAGTCCTTTCTTAACAATCGTAGCCATGATACCATAATTACTGACATCAAGGTAAGCATCCTCTAATGGTTCATCTTTCACGGCAGATTCTCTGTTGTTCATCAGTAAGGTCTTAACCCTCTGTAACTTATCATTCATACGAAACCAAAGACCAGTTAGAGATAACTTGACCTCTTCAGGCGTCTGTAGTTGTGTACCAACCGATATATTACCTGGACCGTAATCATGTTGTTTATGTAAGAACAACTCATATTGTTCTCTCTGTAATTTTTTAAACTCCTTGGTCATCAGAGGCCATTCTTTTTCCATCTGAGCAACCACATCTTTATCATTCGTTGGTTTCTGTGGAGAATATTGTGATGTTACTTGTTCATAATCTGTTTCTTTTATGTTCATAATTATATTCCTATTTTGACAGTTGTAATATAACAATAATAACTGACAAAAGCAAGCTTATTATTGTTTTTGTATCAGGTACTTCATTTAATACTGACCAAGTTAATAACCCAAATATGAAAGTAGATAAACCAAAACCAATTGGTCTGACATACCAATAGTTATTAAAGTATTCATACATCCATCGAGTGCTAAAGTAAAAGAAAATACTAATCGGTACACCACCAAGTACAATCCACCACCAAGTTCTAGCCCATTCATACTTAAACTGACCTTGCATGTGAAACCAAGCTAATATTTGTCCACACATTGAAAAAATTAATGCCATTAATAGTTTATTCACTTTATCAACTTCTTTATTTCTTTATCGTTCTTTCCATATTCTTTTAACATATAGATCAAATTTTCCTTTGGTATCAGATCACGATACTCCGATGCCTGTAATCTACTGACCTCAAAGTAATCGACTAAATAATCGATAACCTCTTTGTTATACTTATCCTTCTTACCCTTGATGTATTTCAGATATGTTTTCTTCTTAGGCAATACACCACACCAAAACTGATAAACTGCTTTATGTGGCATATCTTGAATACAGTAATTCTGCATATGGTTGACCAAGGGTAGGAAATCCCCACTCATGCTCAAATAACGAATTACCATAAATGGTGAGAATGTCTTTCTGTCGGCATCAGAGAAAGTATCCCAATCTCTTTTACCGACAAAAAGTTCACTTATCCATTTAAATAAGTTCATCCATTCCCCCACCTAAGTCCAACATATGTCCACAGTTTCCACAATTGAAAACTTGAACAGGTGCTATAACTTCTTGACCCGTAGGTGATACCAATGCCGACATTTTCTTAATCACATACCCTTGTATGAAGATTGGATTATCACACTTCTCACACCTCATAGTTGAGGCGTTCTTTAGATCAAGTTGTTGCTGACCTTTGGGTTGTGGTATTGGTTTCTGTGCTTTCATGTTCATTATATTCTCCCAAGAATCTGTGATACCGTGGCGATAAAGTTTATCTCCTTGTCCACAACCAACACATCCTGATACGAACCCTTAGATATATCGGCTATTATTTCCGGCATCTTCTCTACACCAAAACTCTCAACCTCATCATACAGAAGTCTGTATAGTTCGGTGTACTCTGTGAAATTACTATCCGCAACCATTTTACGAATAGTACCCAAGCTCTCTCCATTCCTAATAGCATCGAGAAATTGTAGCTTGAACTCGTTGTGAATCATACCATCTTTGTCAACACTTAGCTTACCATCGATGGACATTCTCTGTAGTTCATTGATAACCTTTCTCATATCAGGATATCCAGCAGTTACAACCAATGCCAGATCATCCAAGTCAAAGGATATCCCCTCTTTCTCTAAGATAATCTTGGAGTGTAGAGCAACTTCTTTCTTACTCGGTGGTACTATCTTATAGGTTTGACACCTACTTTGAATAGGATCGATGATCTTCTCCACATAATTACAGGTCAAGATGAACCGACAATGAGCAGAAAAGGTCTCCATGAGGTTTCTTAATGCTGGTTGAGCAGAGTTTACATTTAAGTAATCAGCCTCATCCAATATCACCACCTTCATTGGTTTGAAACCAACGGAGGAAGCGAATGTCTTGAGCTTATCTCTTACTAAATCTATGTTTCGTTCATCCGAAGCATTAATGTAGAGGTAATCACACTCAACATGATTAACAATAATTTTAGCAAGTGTGGTCTTTCCACCGCCAGCTCTGCCATATAGAAGTAAATGTGGTACATTTCCATCATCTAAGAACCTCTCTACNTTNGTTTTAAGATTTTCATTACCAACGTATGTTGATAAATCTTGTGGTCGGTATTTCTCAACCCATAATCCGTGTGAACTCATACTATACCTGTTGTGCNACTAACCAATACTTCGCAACAAANTCATCGACNTTGAANTCAANATNAGCTAANCCNGTGTTAGCAATCTGTACCTCAGCCTTTGAACACTCTCTGTTACAACTAAGTATTTGACTAAAAAGTTTACCATTAAAATGCATTTCCTTATCCATATTAACAGCACTACTTTTCACACCCATACTAATACGATTTGAATTCATATCAGAATAACCGATGACAAACTCAACACCATCACTCGTAGGTTTTATAGTGAAGTGATCAACATCACCTAAGGCACTACTACCCTTTACAAATGAATCAATCATTTCAGCATCCAAAGTTACCAATGTATCAAATGTCGGTAATGTTTTCATCTCAGGAACATCTGGTATCACACCAAGAGCAGCCAGTACATATGAAATGTTTTTCTTAGCATCTTTAATACTAAATGCTACCGGATTACCCTCTACTTCTGTAAGAGTTAAATCTATGTTATCAAACAATACACCTAACATCTTTTGTAATTGTGCAGTATCATATACACCAACTTCAAAAGTAGGCAGGCTTTGTTTATCTAATTCAAGAACACCCAACAAAGACTTATCACCTGATATAAATCTTGTTGAAAGTTTTGTTCCATCGGAAGTCCACTTGACGGAATTTACATTTCCACCAAGATTATACTTCTGAATGAATGTGTTTAGTGTTAGTTTATTCATTACATCTCCTGTTTATGTTAAAAGAATCGTTCTATACTATTTATCTTATCCACGGGCATATCCCATGTCAAAGCATCGTAGAACATTTGTATTTTTTTATTTAGTGCTCTATTGAAAATCTTATCTCTATCAATATATTGAGCAATAAAATCTATAACTTCTTTAGGATCATCGTATCCCTTATAAGCCAAAGCATCTAATTGAAGTGGGTTATTCTTTAGATAAACCCACTTAATCTTGCTGGCATTTCTAATCGGTTCAAGGTGATTAGCCTTGAAATGAACCAACAGATCATTATATGCCAAGGAAGCCTTTACATGAGCTGGTGTACCACTCTTGGTCTGTGAGAATATGTTCTTCTTACTCTTCGTACCTTTGTACTTCTTCACACCCTTTACACCACTCGGTAGAGCAATAGTATCTATCTCATGTTTGTCCAAACTCTTTTTAAAATCTAATATAAACTCATCTATCCTACTTTTATCAATATTATGTAGGATAGCCTTCAATACCTTTGTCATAAAATCACGAAATGCTGGTGGGAATGAACTTCTGACAATATCCAATCCCTTTACATCCAACTTCTCACACTCCAAGCCACCATCGTTAATAATCCATTGACCATATCTCTTCTTGGTAACCCAAAAGGCAGACTTAGCAATAACCTCTTGTTTAATGTCGAACCTATGTTCACCCCCTATATTTAAGAATTTCTTAGCAAAGTAAACATAAGACTTGTTGATATAATCCTGCACCTCTGAAGCAATATTAAGTATCTGCTCCGTCATAAACTTATCATCCTTGACATCAGCATCAGGATATCTCTTCTCAACCAACGGTAGTGCTGAATAGAAAACTGAATCAGTATCAGTATAGATACAGTAATCATTATCCGTACCTAAAATCTTATTGTAGTAACTATTAGTTACCTTCTCTGTGAACTGAATTAACTTAACACCTGTGGTGGTGGTAGCTTCAGCGTTATCAATATCATAGAATCTAAATACCGTGAGTCCAAGCACACCATAGAAACTATTCAGAAGAATCTTCTGTACATATTGTCTACGATCAAAGTATTG